GCCTTGATCAACAGACCCACGCGCGGGTCGCCCTGCGCTTGACCCCACATGACGCAAACGCGCTGGCTGATGCTCATCTTGCCGTTGTCGGCGTAGCTGAACACCATGACAGTCAACCCAGAGTCCGGCTCGGTGACGAGGCGGATGCTGGCCGTGGTCGGGATACCCAACTGGCTCAACGTAGTCGTCCAGTCCTGCGGAGGACGACTGACGAACATGTGCGAGGAGGCATTTCCCGCGAAACCGACGATGGAGGTCGTACCGAGGTTCGTGTCGTCCGTCCAGGTCGTCAACGCGCCGGCTGCGGTCGCGCTCGACAACTGGCTTTCCAGCGGCTTGACGCCGAACAAAGTCGGCACTTCACCCGACTCGAAGCTGGATTGATCCTTGTTGATTAAAGCCAAGATGGCTTTCGCGCTCAACAGGTTTGAATCTTCCAGCAGCTTGTCGTGGTAGTAGCTGTGCAGCAGCGCGAACCGGCCCACGTCCGGAATCTTGGCGATGCTCATCGCGTTCTTGATGCCGATCATTCCGGACAGATTCCAGCTACCCAGCGCCTTGACGTATTGGCTGATAACGCCGCTCCAGGTCGCGGAGAAGATACCAGCGAGCACGTCCTTGTTGATGGCTTCCGCCAGCGAGTAGGTCTGCGCCCCGTATTGTTCCGCAAACAGGTTTCGGATCGTGCCGGATAGCAAGCTCACCGGGAACTCGATTTCCGTCGCCTTGAACATGTTCAGGACGATGCTCTTGTCGGTCGTGGTCGGAACGCTCTTCGTGATCGTGCCCGAGGTCTGGTTCGTGCCGCCCGATTGGGTCGTGCCGACGCCAGCCGCCGAGATGGCAGACGCATCAGACGTGAACCCAAGTCCGGGAACCCATGTCAACACACCGGGAGGCGTGATGTAACGGGTCAGGATTGATTGACCGAACTTCGCCGGCTCGCCGGAAAGGTCCGTGGTCAACTTGCCGAGCCATGGAAGCTTGTAGCGCAGATACCCGAGATTCCGCATAAGAATCAGGTCGCCCGCCAACGCGCCGACTTGGCTGTTGGGATCGCTGAACGTTGCCGCCTTGATCGTGTCCGGGTCGAAGCGAGTCGCGCCGCGAACCATGTCCGTCAACAGAGCATCGCCCGCCTTGACGTGATGCTTGCTCAGGATGACGGCGGCTTCCTTGGACTGCTTGACTGCTTCTTCCCAGCGATTGTTTTTGCAGAGCGTGTCCTGCCCTTCCATTGCCTTGACGTAGCCCTTGGAGGCTTCCCGGAGATCAACCTGCCCACCGTGGATGTATTCCGTCACTGTGCCGGTCTGGTTATCGTTGACGTAGCCGGTCTGCCGGGACGCCGTAACGCTCGCCTTGCCGGGCAAACCGTCGATCATCGCAATGACGAACTCGGCGTCCGCGCCTTGCTCGATCTGCTTGGTCGCCGTCACGGTCATCTTTTCCGCGCTATTCGCTGCGTCACCTTTCGGGACGAGCGCCTCGCGGTCAACGGCCCGATTCACCGCCGACACTACAAGCGCCTTGAACGCGGCCTGGCGGCTCGCGTTGATGACAGCCGATGCTTCCTTGGCGGCATGTTCGCCCGCCGTGATGAACTCATGGCCCGATGCCTCGATCACTTTCATTTCGTCATGGTCCAAGTCCAACGACGCGCCCACCTTGAACTTGCTGTCCGGCGGGACTTTTTGGATTACGATTTTCACTGTTTTGTCCTTGTTGTTGTTGTTTACCGTCCCGCTTATCAGCGGTTTCCGCCCGCCCGGGCGTAAATTCTTTCGAGGATAGCTGCTGGTGTCTGATCGGATGTTTTGATGACCTTGACGCCAGTCATGACGCAATGCCGTTCGAACACGTCCTGTGCCGTCAACGCCACCGCGCAATGCTTCACCGCCAGCGCGTTGACTCGGCTCATGTCGTCTGCGTGCTTGGAGTAGATTGAATCCAGCGTCGGCACGGCGGACGCGGCGTGATTGATCAGCAGGTCGCCCGTGACTTTCTTGGTCTTATCCTCGTTGGATTCCAGATACCGCGCCGATCGAATCATGGTCACACAAGCCATCCGGCTGCGTCCTTCCTTCATCCTATCAATGTAAAAACCAAGCTCGGCGTCCGTGTAGTCCGGCACGTCCTGAACTAGTTCCCGCCGCCATTGTTCGTCGTTATCGCCTGATGTTTCTTCCTTGGTGACAGGCTTCGCCATCTCTGCCGAGGCATCGCCTTGCATCGCTGCGACCTTCTCGCCTTCCTTGGCCCGCACCGGATTCATCGAATGGAACGCCGGCTTGTTGGTCAGTGTCCCCACGCAAAAGTCAACGCCCGTGATACTCGCCGGGTTGCTGCGGCTTCCGCGCACGCCTTCCGGGAACTGCAACACGCCGTCCGATTCTTTCGCCTTGGAATAGTCCGCGTCCGTCGTGAAGCTCGGCGACCAGCTACGATGCACGCGACCGTTCACGTTCTCAGCGCCCAACGTGGTAGGTTCAGCTGCCAGATACACGCCGTCGCCGTTCCATTTGAACCCGCCGCGTGCGCTCACCCGGAAGCTAGCCTCCTGTTCACGATGCTCGATGCAACCGAACGGCTCTTGCTTCGGGCGATCTTCGCGCCACGCATCCAAGCTGGCTTGAACGGCCTGCGCCGTCGCTTCGTCGCATTGGACTGTCAATTCGATGCTGCCTTTGCGGAAGCCCGCGCAGATGGTGGAGACGCCAGCCGGCATCCACATGAACTCAACGCGCTCGCCCTGCTTCCACGGCTGACTTGCGCCTAGCTTCTCGCCGGCGGCGCTGCTGGCGCGGCAGTGGACGACTTCCGTATTTTCAGCGCGCACAACTTCCCGCGCCGCCGCATCCGGTTCAGCCTTTGCCTTTAGCGCATCGCGCCGCATCTTGGCTATCACCGCCTCCTCTGCTTCCGTCAAAGTCACGATCTTCATAGTCAATTTCCTTTTGTTCCGAATCCGCCACCGCGCTGCGGCGGGATGAACCAGTGCGCTCCGCCTTTCCGTAAAGGTTCGCCCGATGCTTTGCTCGTGGCTACCTCTGCCACCGCAGCTTCCGCTGCTACTGTGGGAACTGGCACTTCTGGTGCGCGTTCCGCATCGGGCGTGCCCGCTGGCCTGACACTCGCCACTTGCGCGGCTTCGGTAGGCTCGGTGCGGGAAACTTTGTTGGTCTTCTTTGCCGTAAATTCACGGGAACTTGATTCGATTCTCCAAGGCCGCCACCGCGTCCTCTACCGCGTGCGCCTCCCCGTTGTGCTCCGGCGCGCCTTCCGCCGCCGTCAGCTTATCCTCGAGTTCAGCCAGCTCAGCGTCCGTCGCCGCCCGCAGCACGTTCCGCAATTCCATCGCGCCGCGTTCACCTCCTCGAATGACGTGCTTCACGGTGTGCGCCGGCAACCGACCGCTCGCCTTGGCCTTGTCGTCCGGCTTGTCTTGCTGGTCTTTCGTGTCTGGCTGGCTGCCTTGCGCTTCGGCTTGCAATGAAAGCTGCGCCTCGCCTTGCGCCACCTGCTTTTTCAGGTCTTGATTGAACTTTTCCTCGTCCGTCAACGCATCGCCCTGGATGCTCAATGTCCCGGCAGAGATAACAACTTCACCGCTCTCCGGCTGTGTGAATCCAATCTTCTTGTAGAACTCGTCAGACCGTATCGGGACGCGGCTCGAACTCACCGCCGTCATCAACTGCCCTACCTGCTCAGGCTTCAGCGGCTTCGTGGTGTCCGGCGCAAGCTCCGGGCACTCGTCCGCGTTTCCGTAGTTCTTGATCAACACGGCCCGGGCGAACTGCCGCAACGGATTCCGAGCCAGCCAATTCGCCAAGCCTAGCTTCCGCTCTTCCTTGACGTTCTCGTGCGTTTCGTCGTCACCAAGCTTGCCGGCCTGAGAAGTGGTCGTACCCTTCTGCCCCAGCAACAGGAACAAGCAAGCCTCGTCCGCTTTCTCTTCCATTACCCGCTGCGGATTCTCTTTGCCGAGGCTTGTCGCCGGGTGAATCTCCGCGACCGTCCCCTCCGGGTGGAACAAGCGCCGCTGCGCTCCAGCCGTCTTGAGCATCTCGTTCAGCTTCTCCAGCTCGCCGCCCGGGCCGGTGCTCATCGTGCCCGGCTTGTAGGTGATGTCGATGAACGGACTACCGTATTGCTTCGCGGTGTTCAACATCCATTCATTGTTGAACTGCCGCGCAGACCAGTACCAGACCAGCGGCCTCATGAAGCCAGCGCCTAAGCTGCTCCCGGCCCGGCTTATGAACTGACCGCAGATGAACTTCGTCGGGTCTGGCTGCTGCCCGATACGGTTGCCTTCCGTGGTCATGAACTGCCGGCTGTAGTCGTCCGTGTAGAGCGCCACGAAGCCGTCCGTCGAGAATGTGTAGTGCCTCGGGTGAACCCAAGCCGCCGCCGCCGGCATCCATGCTCGGCCCGACGCGTCGCTGCGTCGTTCCCAAAGCAGCTCGCACATTGAAAGCCCGTTCAACATTGCGTCACAAAGCGAGTAGGCCATTCCGCTGAATCCCTTCTCGTCGTTGAAACTGTTCGGACTCATCCCCCGCATCGCCCGGCTGATCAGGTCAGCTTTCTCGGTCGCGGATCGCGTCGGCTTCTTGCCTTCCTCGGCGTAGGGGTGAACCGCATAGCGCATGTAAGCCGCGCTCTCGCACAACTGGTGGCTCGCCATTCGGTACGTCGGCCAAGTGTCCGACATCAACTGGGAGAGATTGAACTGCTGGTAGAGGTCGCCCGCGAGCGCCGCCCGCAGCATCTGTAGGCATTGCTGCGGTGTGAGCTTGTTTGGCAGCGTCCAGTAGAAACTCTCACGGGGATCGTTACGTATGATGCGGTCGTTGTTGGCGATTGCCTCGACGCTATTGGCGGGATACTTGGATACCGTGTCCGTCATCGGCGGCATGAACTGCATCGTAACGTCATTGGTTGACGGTATCGCTGCCGCTTTCGCCCGCGTGATATTGAATCCAAGTATCTGCAACTGATTCTAATTAACGCGTAACGCTTTTGATTTCAAAGTGGATAATTACCCGGGTGAACGCTTTATGAGCGGGATATTCGCCTTCCGACAGGCTTCGCGATTGAGAAGAATCCGCGCCTTATCGGACAGGCTTCCGTTACCGAACACCGCTTGCCAGAAGAGCTTTTCCGTCGCCGTGCAGCCTACCTCTACGCGGTGCGTGCATTTCTCCCATCCGTTCGGCTGGACTTGAGATGGTGTGCGTTCGCGGGGCATTTCAGTAGTTCCTAATCCGTTCGTTGTATTCCCGCTCCAGCTCCGTTCCGCGAATGATCCAGACAACGTGCAGCCCGGCGTAGGAAAGCTCCATTCGCTCCATGAGCCATTGCCAGACTTCCGGTGGAGTCTTGTTCTCGAACACATAGAACAGCCCGTCCCGGCTGCCCTTGATGCCGTCAACGATGTTCAGGTCAGTCTTTGCCATAAACTTCCTTCCGGCCCATCCGCTCCGCATCGGCTCGGGTCGCCTTGCCGTCGAACTCGTGGATAGCGGCGCGCTCCTCGTAGCGGTAACGCTGCGCCTCGATCTCGGCTTCCTCTGCCTGTATCTGCGCGTGGCGAATGGCGAAGCTCTTTCGCGGCTTAGGATTGAATTGCGCGGCGGGTTTCACGCGACGTATTGGCGAGTCAATTTGTTCATGCCGTCAATCAACATGTTCCGCTGCCGTTCCATGTCCTCGAAGAGTGCTTTCCACCTTTGAACCTCGTTGCGGGATTTGTCCAGATCGCTCCGACTGCACGCCCTATAAAGCTCCCATGACTCGCAGCCGTTCTTCTTGAACCAGTGATCTACCTTGATGGCTGCCGCGCAGATTTCAGCCGGCGGCAACTCAAATAGTCTCTTTGGTGTGCTCACGCCTCAACCTCCTTCCAGAGCCGGCAACCGCCGCCCTTGGCTGGCACAACGGGCCAGGCGCTCAAGTTATCATACGGCATTCTCACCTGTGGCGGCGATGCGTGGCAACGGTTCAGAGCACCGTCCGGCACGCTGTAGCGGCATTCGCAACACGGTTGTAGCGTGTTGAAAGCGTCAATCAATGCCTTTGACTTGGCTACTGTGACCTGCCTCGTCACTGGCTTCTGGTAGGTCGTTGGATTCATAATCAATCTTCTGTTGCATCAACAAAGTCTATCGGGTCGAGGTTCGCGTCGCCCGCCGGCAACTGCCAGCCCGTTCCAGATGCCGCGACCGCCCGCCCGTCCCACGCTCCGCTCGGTTCGCTGAATACGTTGTCTAGGTAGCGTAGTGCGTCGCTCGTGTGGTCGTGGTCTTTGACCGGCGTGTCCTTCGGCTTGTCAAGCGCCCAGACGTAGCTCTCGAACTCGTTTATGCAATTGGAGCAGCTCGGGTCGAACGTGAGCCTCGGTTTCCCGTCGCCGGCCACCTCCAGCCGGTTCTGTATGCGGTTGATTCCGTCCACCACCCGGCCCTTTCCGCCCCGAGCAAAGCAGCCGCAGTTGTTGAGATCCGCAATCAATCCCGCCGCGCTCTCGTCAACCGCCACCGTTTCAACGCTCCATTCCTTTTGCCAAGCCAATGTCATTTTGACGACGGTTTCTTGCAACACGCCAGCCTGATAGAACTCCCGGAACACATGCCAGCGCCCGTCGCTGTCCTCCCCCACCACGAGGATAACCGCTGGGTTAGTGTAGCCCTCGTCCAACGTAAGGAAGAATCGCCGCATCTCGCTACGGTTGCGGGTCGTAACGTGTGTGTTCGCGTCGAACATGTCATAAACCGCTCCTTCCGCGCTGGCCCATGCTCCCTCGAACAGCCGCTTCTTCCGCATCCCCGTCAAATTCTGAAGCACGGCCATCCGTCGTCGCGTGTCCTCGTTGTCCAACATCTTCCCGTCCCGATCGTAAAGCGTTGGGTTATCCTGATGCCGCGCCACCAGCAGCCGCAACCGGCCTTCCGTTGCCCGCATCCTGATCCAGTGACGGCTGCCGCCGGGGTTGCAGTCACCAAACAACTGCGGGTATTTCACCACCGCGCCGCGACCTGAGCACCGCGTCGCCAGCGTCTCCCAGTCGTTCAGACTCAATTCCTCTGTCTGGCAGGTGTAGATGAAATCGCGCTCCGATGACAGCACCCGATCCGGGTTGTCCATTCCGCCCGTGTAAATCCTGCTCCCGTTCGGGTAGATGAACAGGCTAGGCGTCTCGCCGCCATGGATCGTCACCGGCTGATTCTGGCTCTTGAGCACCCGAATAAAGCTCTTGAGCACCGTCCCGGCGAGGCTGACCGCCGTCTTTCGGACAATCGCCCCTTGCACGTTCGGTGTTGAAATGGCGTAAAGGTGCGCTTTGCAGCAGCAGGTCCAGGTCTTGGCGGTATCCGCCGGCCCGCTCAAGATGACCTCGTGCTCCTTGGCGGCGATCATCTTGTAATTGTCGCCCCTGACCTCGATGGATAGCTTCGGGTCGCCCGGGACTACGTTGGCTTTCAACACGGCAAATCCTCCGCTCGAACTCCGATGTTGAAAACGCTCGTCGTGCCGTCCGGGCTGGTCAGGGTTGCGCTGGCAACTATCTCCGCCGGCTTATCGCGCCAGTTCTCCGGGTCTTGATGCCTCAGGAAGTGGACGCAGGCCGGCGTATCGGGCGGGTAGTGCTCGGTGTAAGGCACTTTACGGACTGCGCCGTCCACTACGAGGATTTTGGTTGCGCGATGCTTGTAACCCTTTGCCCTTAGATAGAGTGCGCGTTCAACCTCAATGCACCGCTTCTGCTTCGCCGAAACAATCGCCCGGTTTAATTCTTTCTTTTGAGACTTCCATTCTGACAGGCAATCGGCTGTAACGCCAATGGTTTCCGCAACTTGCTGCTCTGTTGCCCCTAGTTTGATCATTGCGTGCGCTACTTTGGACGGATTGACCTTTCCCCACTTTGATTTTCTGCCTCTTTTCCTGCCTTTGGATTTGTGTCCCTTTGGGACTCCGCGCTTCTTGGGTTGCTTTGGTAGCGGCTCGGGAGGAAGGTCGCCGGTTTCGGCTACCAGCAACGGGTCGCTTGGATTGCTGGTCATTGCCTGGATTGTCGCAGCGCGAAGGCGGCATCCAGCACCACGTCAGGATTATTGATCTTCCAAGAGGACTTGCCGTTGACGGTGTGGCCGATCTTCAGATGATGCTCGACGCCCCACGGCTCGCACAGCGTTATGAAGTTGCTCGGCTCAAGTTCCAGCTCCGGATGCAAGTGGAACGGGACTTTGTGATGCACCTCAAGATTCAGCGTTCCTCCGCAGGCGGCGCAGGTCGGGTTTGTTGCCAGCCACCGTCGCCGGGCTGCGGGCCAGTGCGGGCTGCGCTTCGAGCCGATGGTTGCCAGCGCCTTCTTGATCGTTTGAAGTGGATTTCTCATAGGAATTTACTCGCAACCGATGCCGTTATTATTACCCGCAACTCTCTGAAAATCAAGCCAATTCATTCTGTATCAACGATAATTTCCGCTCCAGTTCCGCTAGGCTCGCCCCGGTCACCGGCTGCCGTTCCCCGCGCCGCCGTGCCCAGTGTTCGTCAGCATTTCGTTGTTCTCGATCGCAGCGGTATCGGTTGCCAGGTGTCCCTGACGTTTCGCCGCACGTGCGTTGGTTCATTTTCTTCATGGGTTTAATTCGCTTCCAATGATTCCTTGCTTCCTAGAACAAATTCAACGAACGAACACTTCAGGCTTTCACTCATTAATTTAATCCAAAACGCAGGCATTTCACTGTCGAGTCCGGCTAGAATCACGCATGACATTCCACACAGGATGCCCTGTTCATATTCGCCCAAAGTAGCTAATTCATTTCTGATTGCGTCTTCAGACTTCGTTTCAATCAGGTTAGATAGCAAACCCGAAATGAACGCGAGTTGGACTTTCTTATCCACCCTTTTTGCGATTCGGTTCATTGCTTCCACGCCATGCGTGCATCGTGTTTGTTCGTCACCTTCGCGCCTTCAGCCAGCGCCGCCAGTAGCGCGTTGCGGTCTAGCTCCGGTCGGTCGTCGTTGATCACGAAGCCGCGTTGACCTGACGCGAACCATTGATTCACCTCGGCAACGGATTCGCCGGCGGTCGCCGCCAGCAGCCGCTGCGTCTCCAGGCTTGGAGCGTGTTTGAAGTGGAGCGCGACACAAGTCTTGCTCCGGTTTACCGAGCAGCAGCCGGTGACGGTTGCCGCGACCATGATTGCGAGTGCTATGTTTTTCATAAATTGGCTATTCGGATTAAGTGATTGTTTTCTTCATTGTTTCCGTTTTGTTTGTTTGGTTTGTGTTTCAGTCCCGCGATCAAATTACTTCTTCACGTCTGGCCGGTCGTAGCTCCACTGGCTTCGGAGCGCGGACAGCTTCGGGAACACGCCGCCGAGGTTGTGCTTCCTCCATGTGTCCTCCGCGAACTTCTTCACAGTCGTCTTTACTCCCAACGGCAATCGGTATTGCTGCATGGCGTAAACGTGATGCCCGTGCTTCTTGCAGTTGAAACAGTCCATATCGGAATGCTCCCGGTAATTCTGGAACTCCTCAAGGTCCGTCTCAAACAAGCTGCCGCGCTTGTTCGCGTCGTGCGCCTTAACGCAGCAGTTGTGCAAGATGCCGTCGCCGTCCACCGTCAGCATTCTCCCCTGATTGATGCACGTCCAATGCTTCCGCTCGCCGCAGAGCTTGTGCGCTTCGATCAACTTGGTTCGCAGGTCGCGTTCGCCGGGATGCTCTGGCGAGTTGGGATTCGCAGCGGCTTCCAGCATCCGGGCCTGCGCCTGTTCCAGCGGTAGGAGTCCGGTGTTGTAGGGCGTGAAGTGGAATCCGAGGTCGTCACTGAATTTCTTCATCAGCGGTTTCTCATGCTCGTTGTATTCGTAGTCGTGCCAGCTGACCCGCACAAACATCCTTCCACCCGCAAAGTCGCGTCGGCTGTGGATGATCTTGGAGACTTCGATCATGTTCCGCTTGACGACTTCGATGTCCACTCCCTTGTGACTGCGCTGGTGAATCTCGTTGGTGAAGCCGCTGATCGACATAATCAGGTTGGTTAGCCCTTGCTCCATGACTGGCTTCAATCCTTTCCAGAAGCTTCCGTTCGTTGACATGAAACAGTAAATGCCCCGGTCGTGGCAGAGCTTCACCAGTTGCGCGATGTGTGGGAGCGACGTGGGCTCGTTGTAGAAGTGGTGGCTCGCGCTGATGATCTTTCCTTGCTTCAAGATGTAATCAAGGATTTGCTCCAGCATCGCCGGCGTCATGGTGCTGCTGTTCTCTTTGTCTTCGTCGCGCTTTCGGCCAGCAGGACAGGTGACGCAGCCGGCATTGCACCATGTGCCGGTCTTTAGGAATAGGGTATAGGCTGTTTTCATTTTGGTTTGTCAATTATG